TGACCAACCAAAGCTATAACGCTCAGTTGCTTTAAAACGCATGTTGCTAGTACCGAAGTCCATATCTTGCTCAAAACGAACCTCACGCCGAGTAAAGTACTTCATTCCATCTGGCGAGTTAGTTTTAATAAACCAAGCATCATCATCAGTTAAGAAGTTGTTTACAGTGAAGCCATCCTGTACAGACTGCATTACCTTAACAGCGTTTACCGCGTTATTAGCTGTGTCATTCTGAAGAGTAGAGCCTAAGATTCTCTCAGCAACAAACATCAGCGTAGGTGGCACGATTAAACGAATACCTTGCAATGCGATACGTAGACCACGTGGGTCAGTAGCTTGGTTAATTTGAATTAACAAATCTTCTAAGCTAGCCTCTGTTAAATCGGCATCAACTGCTAATTTATTAGAGAACGTACCAGTATCAGTAGGCCCGTTAGGATGAGAAGTACTTAAAAGCTCAACACCATCGCCATCCTGCATCTGAAATGAACTATCAAAAGCATTGTTAAGCACGTTAGCGCCTACAACCTCTTTAGTCTGGTTCATTGAGAAAGCTAAAGAGCGCGCTCTACGGTTAAATACGCCATAAAGGTTATCTTCTAAAGCTTCTTCAGTAACGATAAAACCCTTACCATAGGTTAGGTTAGGATATTTAGGTGTAAAACCTTCAGTTTGAGTATCGTATGAAATAGAATCGCCTTCAGGCTTAACAGGAGCCAATGCAAAACCTTCGAATTGTTGATCTACTTCGAAGTTCTTACGACTAGTGTTTGAGTCAAAGATTTTATCCCACTGCACGTCATGCTCTTTATACGCTTGACCAAAGACCTCGTTAAGGCCTTCTTGGAGCATTCTGGCCGTGTTGCCAGTTGTAATAGTTCCGCCAGCCATGATCACACCCCAATTAAGTTAGTTTGTTGAGAACGAATAACGCTAAAGACACCTAAGTTACCAACAGCACCCAAAGCAGTACCATCAGAAGGAGGAATCAAACGGATTAAACGTAGTGGACCACTTGCATCAGCAGCGCCTGAAACCATTGCAGAACGAACCAAGTTACCAGCGGTAGAAGGTGCGTTAGCAGTTAACAGGAAGTTAGCGCCAATGTCAGTGACAGCGAGGGCAGAACCGATTTCAAGCTCATATAAAGCATTCGGGTCTACTTGAACTGTAGTTAAACGATCAGTTGAAGCTGTTCGTCCTTTTAATTCAAGATTAGAAAGGTCTGGAGAAAAACCAGTGATAACGCCAGTAATCTCAGAGCCAGTAGTACCAGCCGCGCGAGTAACGGCAGCAATGCCATCAGTATTGCCTGTACCTGAAGAGATAACAGCATCACCGATAGCCATTTGATTAGCGTCAGCAGCTAGGAAGGCAAATTCTTGCACCTTTCCTGTATATCCGCTTGCGCCTTGTGTTTTAGATAACTGAAAACCAGCCATGGCTGGCTAATACGCTGATTAGCTTAGATTATCACGTTCCACAACTTGATTAGCATCTCCCGGAATGTACTCAGGGACAGAACTATTCTTATTGGGACTGTTCTTTTGATTCAAGATATTGTTAGTCTCTATGATTTTACCACGTTTTGCAAGCTGGTCTGCTTCCCAATCTTTCATTGGCAACCTCATTAGAAATAAAGGATCTCCACCGGGTCGAATTGTCTTATCTCCGGTCTTTTCATCTATGACGAACTCATAGCCAGCAGCTAAGTATCTTTCAATCTTTCCTTTACCGTAACTTGCACACCATCGGTAATGAAAATTAGAGTCTAAACCACCTGTAGGCTCTAATTGCTTAGAACCACCACTCATAGGTACACGTTTAGCTTTAGGCTTAGGGCCGCGTTTCTTGGCTGATTCTGTTTTAATTTCGTTTGTCATAATTAAACTCCTTTCCTACTGTTTTGTACGGATTCTAAAAATTTATCATCAGTTGCAAATACTTCCCTAAGCTGTAGCTCTTGAGGTGTGCAATCTGACATAGTTAATTTCTGCTTACCACCCTTGGGGGCTTTGCCACCGCTGCTAGAATAATCGCTGGCTTGGTTTCGATTCTGGTTAACCTTCCTAGCTGGTGCCTTACTATAATTAGTCTCAATAGCTTTATCCACAAAGTCTAATCTATCCTTGCCTAATAATCCTTGTCGGGTAGCGCGGTGGTAGGCGTTATCAGCATACGCTGATTTAGGATCTGATTTATCAAAGAACCACGCATTATTCCCAAGCCAGTCATCCATAAGCTCAGATTCGTCGACCTGTGTTTCACGTTGAACCACTGGATTAGCATTAGATGCGACCTCGATAGTTTCCTTAGTGATAGCTGTAGCTGCATCTGTATCACCATCCTCGACCGCTTTATTAAGTTTATTTTGAAGGTCATTAAGCTTAGCCTCAGTAGATGCCCTATTAAATTTATTAAGGTTTTCCATCTGCTCGTTATGGCTTTTCTCCATATGCTTCATGCGGTTCTGCATGTTGCGCTGGTTAGATTTCATTTCTCCCCATTCAACATAATGCTCAGCAGATTTCCAATTGTCAGGATTACCCTTCCACTCTTCTTTAGGTCGCCAGCCATCTTCAAAGGCCTGCCGCTCTACTTCGGATACCTGGTTCTCATCTTCTTTAATTTCCTCTTCTTTAATTTCTTCTTTAATTTCTTCTTCTTTAGGTTCGGTTTGGCCAAGGCCTAATGCTTCGTTAATATCTACTTGTTCAGCTTCCATTTTATTGCTCCACTTTGCCTAGAATGCAGTTACTGGGGATTAATCGGTAGTTTTCATGGTTGGGTAAATCATGTGATACACCGTCATATCGGTTAAATAGAACTAAATCTCCTACTTCATAGCCCCATTCTTTAGCCTTCCCTGATGACGTGTCGCTGGTCATATCTTCCCAGTCAGCGTGAACAAAGGGGCCTATCTTAATAACCCTGCCCATATTACGCCCATTCTGTTCTCGCTCCATTTCGGTCTGAGTATGTTGGATAACACCGCCTTCAGACATCTCTTGAACCTCATCAAGCTTTACAAGTATCTGCATACCACACGGGGTCACATTCATTATTCATCTCCTACTAGCATTTTATTTTTAAGGGAAACTTTGGAAAATTCTTTTAAAGAATCTATCTGACCTTCAAGGAAAGCGCTTTGGAGGGCGCATTGGTCAATAGTAGTAGGGATGACGCGCCCACCAATAGAAGTAACCTCTTGGTATCTGGGAGCTTCGTATAAATCTTTTAATTGTTCTTTTACTACATCAAATAATAAAGCGGTTACTGGATGACTAAACCACTCTTCAACTTGGTCTCTGTTCATTTAGTTTCTCTCTATCTAGCGCTGCTAGGTCTCTTTCTCTTTGGTTTTGCTCTAATTTCAGCTCAGCGTCTACTATAGCGCCTGCATTCTTGGTGGCTTCTGTCTCACCTTGTTCAGTTTTCAGGAATGCACTCGCATTCGTTTCTATAACTTTTGCCTCAGTTAATCTTATATCCGATAGCGCCTTTTCTCTATTAGTGTCTTCTCTAATCAAAGCCGCTTGAGCCTTAGCCTTCTCTGCCTCGCCCACATCAGCCTGCGCTTTGATAGGTAAGAATTCTAATTCCTCTTGCCTCGCTTTAAGCCTTGCTTGTTCTTGAGCTTGTGCTTCTGCTTGCTCTGGTGTGAGTTCTGGGTAAATCTCATCTAAAGATTCAGAACCTATAGACTTAAGATAATCTTTAACAATCGCTTGAGAATTACCACCCGTTGCATCAACTTGAGGCATAACGTCAAGCTCTGCCCTAGACTGCTGAATTCTTTGTATCTTACTGCTGTTCTCTGGATTAGCGCTTGGCGCTATGCCCATATCTTGAGCATTAAAGTCGGCTACTGGGTCAGCTTCTGGGTCATCTACCAACTCCCCATACAACTCAGGATCCATAAACTTCGAGTTTAGTTTAAACCAGATAGCAAACTCTCTGCCCATTGCTCTATAAACACGCAAGTTAATGGCACCTTTAGCTTCTTGCTGCTCTAAAAGCATAGATAATGCGGTAGTTGCAGGAGTATTTGGTCCTAACGCCGCACTCAAATCAGTAGTAGCTGAAAGCCTCTGAGCTTCTGCATTCATGTTCTGGTTAAGATTTAATAACGTGGGTGATGGTTCTTTAAAGTCAAAAGGTCTAACGCCTGTCTGTAATTGCTGTGCTGAAATATCAGTAGCAATCCAAGCACCGGGTTGAACTTTCATATTACCTAAACGCTTTCTAAATCCTTTGGCCAACCAGCCGCCTTGAAGATTAGCCAGTGTACCGGAGTCTAATAGCTGGTTAGTTGTAGTATTAATACCAGCGGCATACGATCCTAAAATATGGAAGTAGCCAACTTTAAGGAAGTTTCCGCTAGGATCTGTAATAAACCCATATTCAGTTATGCTATTGTCTCGCTTTATCTTAACATGGCTAATCCATCATCATCCATTACGGTAATATCATCCAAGCCGTATTGAGCGCGTATCCTCATCACTGTTCCTGATGAAGCGTGCACCGTTACAACATAAGGCTCCTCGTAATCATCACCATCTAAATCGAGGAAAGTCTGCTGTTCATAGAACTCTGTAAACTTATCGTCTACAGCTTCTTCTCTGCCGCCTTCCTCGCTAACTTTAGCGCCTAGCTCTATCTCAACATCACGCCAAACGCCGGAAAGTATCTTTTCTTGGATCTGATTAGGCGTTAAAAATATTCTGTGAGTGAATCGAGGCGCACTTGATAGCGTCTTTGTAGACTGATTAATAGCAAAGTTAGGGTAGGTTATTACTTCCGACTCGTTATGACCTACCGAAGAGTTAAAGAATGTCTTTTTAAAAATACTACCTTGGCATGATAGGTCATAGAGCAATTTGTCCTGCTCTTCTACCCAGCTTTCATTCTGTACGGTTAGCTGCCAATTCATTACGGTCTGGATGCGCTCTATACGGTCAGCTTTAACGTCATCGGGGTCTTTACCGACAACAGTAGCCTTAACTAAATCGTCGCCTTTAAGGAGCTCTTGACTAGCTCTATCACCATACTTTAATCGGGCTTCCATCAAAATAGGCGTTTTGAAATTAGCAGCACCTTCCCAAGGTTCATCACGTGGACCTTTGGATGGTTTAATTAATTCCATGCCAGTCTCTACATCGTCGCGCCACTCGGCCATTGAGTCCCAATCAGCGCCGTAACCCTCTTTAACTCGACGACCAATGAACATAAGCTCTTGGTCGCCACCTTCGGTATTCTCAATATCTTCAACGATATTAGGATTAGTCATTAAGTCTAAGAGTTTTTTAATTGCCATGATTTATTTACTAAGCGCTTGGAATAATGGAACATTAAGAACTTTTTAATATTTTATCAGTATCCACCGGAGTTTACCTGCCTGAAATTGTCATCGAAGTATTCTTCCTCATGTTCGTGTAAACCTCTCGTATACCCACATGCGGCGTATTGCTCCGCGTCTGCTGGATGAGAATAAACATTCTTATCAGGTTTCAGATTGTACCTATTTTCTCCCGACATTTGAACCTTTTTATACTTATAGCCGCCCATCTTGCCCTTTCTGAGGTATTTACAGGACTTATTAAGGACATAGCCTGGGTATCCACCATCAACTAGCTTGGTAAGGAAATGCTTAACCGCATCAAGTCTTAGCGTTGGGTCATTGGTCGGCGCGCCTTCTGTCATGAACCCCATATTGAGCGGAACAATTAAATCACCGTCATCATTAGTCACATATTCATCATTCAAAATACCAATAGCGGACTTAGCCTCGCTCTCTCCTCTTGCTGTGCCCGATGGATCACCTAAAGAAAATTCTATGTCGTAGTCAGAGTAATGAGTCGCAAGGAATGGCTTAACAACATCTCGGGCAAACTGTCTAACTCCCATATCTTCAGAGAATAATTCTGCTAAAACTAACATCTGCCCTAGGCTAGTTATCTGGGTAATCACACACGATGGTGTTAAACCAAAGTCCCACCCTAAGCCAAGACCTATCCCGGGTATAGCAATTATGCCAGTCTCAGGACAGTGTAATTTA